ACTAAACATCATATCACCCTGAAGCACACCCTCAATACCAATCTTAGGTAAGTATGCAAGAGCAACTTTAAGTTTTTTGTTCAAGCCTTCAGAAGGATGATTATTGTCAATATCTTCTTCAGTATAGTTTAGTTTAGGATTTGCGTTGAATATGCCTTTTGTAGCTACAAAGAATTTACCATTTTCAGGATTTGTACCAGCAAAAACTGCTGGCGCACCATCCCACTTTGTCGTTACATTTACTTTTGAATCAGAACTACCAGCAAGCATGTCTCGCAGTGAACGCAAAAAATTTAATGCATCTCTCGCGCCTGGAACACCACGATTTAAAACCTCATCCTCAATATGTTCAAGGTGTACATTCTTCCCTTCTTTAACAGATTCCGTTAAAAATTCTTTAAATCTCATACACTGCCTTTTGTCTCTATTCGGAAAGCAACACTCGAAATACCGCCTCTAGATTTTGCTCTAAGGTCCATTTTGATTTTTGGTTTTATTTTTTGAACATATTTACTATCAATCATATGAAAACCCGATGGTGATATGATTGAGTTGGCAACTGCGCCTTTAAATTGTTTTAATGTTTTTTCACCAGTCATTGCTTCAAATATGATTGCGTCAAAAAAATCATCATTATCTTTAACAAATTTTAACAGTGCTGCCATCAATTGTGGTTTATTGTTTTCGAGCCAGTATTCATAACTTTTGTCTTGAATAATTTTACCTTTTTTAATAAATTCACTTATGACTTTTTCATTGCCTTCATCCATAATTCTTTGAAAATTGGATTCTGAAAGAAGTCTGGTCGGCATAGTCTTTAAAGATTTTATGATTGATTTTAAAACTGCTGCACCTCTAGCATTTTTTAAATTGCCGGCTGCTGCTTCAAACAATTCTGCCGTAGAAGCACCTTGACCAGAAGCCAATTGTATACCACCCTCCATCTTCACGGAAACAAAATACTTTTTTGAACCTGCAAGTATAACAATATCAGTTTTCGGTTCAGGTTTTGCAAATATGCCTTTAGGTGATACACCAGGAATAGGTTCATCGGAGTGATAAATTTCAAATTTATTTCCAATTGCCTTTATGATGTGTCCAACACATTTGTCAGCCTGAGCCTTAATTTTAGGTGAATAATTTCTAGTAGGCTTTTGTCGTCTTGCTGTTTCGACAATAGCCCACTCTAAATCTACGCCTTCTGATGCTGCCATAAAATCTCCAAAATTATTGGATATTTATACTCTCACACCCTCAAATTTTGAATTGAATTTGCGCTCACGGTTTCCAAAAGTATTCAATGGTTTATCATCCTGTACTTGACCAGAATCAACAATCTTCTGTGCCGTATCTTCTACATCATACAGCTTCATCTTAGCCCTGTCAACTCCAATCACAAACTTTTTATTGGAACTAGGGTCATTATAACGGTTTTTCAACTGTTTGACCATAATCTGATTCAATTGCTCAAGTTCTTCAGTGTTAATCAAGGCAAACATAAAGTCAGCCGTGGCTGGCAAACCGAAGGATTCACTAGTGTCTGTCAAATCCACATCGGAATTACTGTATCCTGAGCGAGTTGTTTGTGTAGCTGAGACAATCGGCACATTAAACTCTACAGCCAAGCCACGGAGTTCCTCAGCGATTGCTTTGATGTATGTGTAACTGTTGACATTAGAACCAGGCTTGAGTCTTGAGGAACAACAAATATTCAGGTAGTCGATGAAAATGATTTTCGGTCTGAAACTCTTTTTCAATTGTAGTTCATTTAACAACGAACGAAAGTGCATTGAACCAGCAGATGCGGTCGGATATTCTTTAATGATAAGTCTGCCGTGGGTCTTGTTCTGTAAGGATTGAAATTTTCTGGTGTAGTCGTCCTTGGATATAATATGTAAATCATCAAGACGAATATTAAGAAGATTCGCATCTATTCTCTCCGCAATTTTTTCTTCAGCCATTTCCATAGTGATGTAGAGAACATCGTAACCCTGTGAAATGCAGCCAGCGGCAACATGACACATAAAGAGAGACTTACCAACACCAGTGCCAGCCAAGGCAATATTAAGAGTTTTGTTAGGAAGACCACCTTTTGTAATCTTATTGAAGAAATCGAGGTCAAAAGGAATCCTTTCTTCTTTTCTATGGTAGAAATCATATCGGCTTTCATAGTCGCTTATATAATCATGACCAACGTTTCTGTCGAATGAAACGCCTAGTGCATCGGACAAAATCTTTGGAATTTCACCTTTTGCTTTGTTAGTCTTAGAGTCAAGAATTTGCACTGCATCCATAATTGCATTATAGATTGCCTTGTCTTGGCAAAACTTTTCAGTTTGTTCAGTCAGCCATTGCTGTTCTGTTGGCTCATCTTTGTTTTTATGAAGTTGGTTCAGAATTTCTATAGAACTGCGAACCTGTTCTTCGGTCAGCTTTTTACTTTCAGTGAAGTTAATCACCAATGCTTCATGGGTCGGTAGGTTCTTATATTTCTCTACAAACTCTTTGATTTCACCAAAAACAATCTTCTCAGTGTTATCTGAGAAGTATTCGGGTTGAATGAAAGGCATCACCTTTCGGGTGTATTCCTCATTATAAATCAGATTCTTCAGAATAGAGTGTTCTAGACGGTTCAATTTCAGTTTCCGTTAAAATTAGTTCAGTAAGTATGTCACCCATGAGTGTAACAAAGTTTTCATCTTTTTCCAATAGATAGCGATTAAATTCGCCTGCTTGGACAATTTGATAGCCGAACTTTAATCTGGCACCAAGGCCTTCTTCGTTCAGTCCTGCATGTGTATAATAGTATACGACACCGGCATATTCTCCTTTACGAAGAATGATGCCGGTTAAATTCGTATCTGCAAAATTATAAAACTGAAAATCTTCGCCGAGTTTATACTTCTTCGACTTGAACTTCTTCAGTATCTTGTCCCATAATGTTACCAAAAGCGACTTCATATTTTTCTTTCACAAATTGCTTGAAAGATTCATCTGTAAGAATATCTTTCCAAAAAGATTCTTGTTGAGTGTCTGCAAGACGTTTTTTGTCGCCAACTTCACCCGTTTCTTTGTTTACTTTCGAATACCAACCATTGCTAGGCTTGATAACGTGTCCGGATTCCAAAGCAACATCAAGTAAGCCAGACCACTTGTTAATACCGCCATCAAAAGATACATTAACAGGGATTTTAGATTTTTCTTTGACATATCGTGATTTCTCTACATTGATAATAAAATTATAACCAGTAATTTCTGTGCCATCTTTTTCTTGCTGGCGACCAAGAATAAAAATATTATCTGCTGAGTAGTAAGAACCAGTGCCACCACCAACAATATCTTTCGGGAACATGCCAATCTCTTTGTAGGTGTGATTAACAACTACCATTGGAATATCTTTCATTGTCAAGTGAGGTGTAACCATACGGAACAAACTCTTGACCTGTTTTGCTCGGCTCATGTCTGCAACAGACTTTTGGTCTAACGCATCTTCAACTTCTTTTTTTGAAGCAAGATTGCCAATAGAATCAATAACAACCATGACACGTTCACCGCGTTCGATGTTTTGCAACTGATTCATAATATCAAATTTTAATTGCTCAATGTCGGTAATAGGAGTATGTAGAACCCTATCTGTATCAATCCCAAAAGTATCAAAGTAAGATTGTGGCGTACCGAATTCAGAATCATAGAAAAGAAGGACAGCTTCATCGTATTTCTCCATGTAAGATTTGGCCATCAACAATGAAAATGCCGTCTTAAAATGCTTGGATGGACCTGCCCACATTGTAAGACCTGGTGTCAGACCGCCGTCGAGGCGGCCAGATAACGCAACGTTCACCATAGGAATAGATGTTGGAATCATATCCTTTTCGGTGAAAAATTTAGATTTAGATAGAATAGCAGCATCTTTAATTGTGCTATTCTTTTTAATTTTGTCCAACAAACTCATAATTATTCCTTAAAAAAATGCATCTAGCGAATTAGTTTTTTCTGGTTTCCAACCAATGCAATCTAAAATGATTTTAATTGGGTCTAGAAATGTCTTTTCGAATTGTAAATCATAATCGATGTACTTGTCAAGATTCATTTCTGGCGGCAAACGAGAAGGGTACGAAATTACCGTATCATTGATAGGATTTGGTTGCTTCAGATAAGTGAATTTAAGTTTTTCACCCTCTTGAATTTTAGGATATTTCTTATCAAGACTTAGCTTGTTAAGATAATAATTGTAAAGCAAAGCACCCTTCACATGAATTGGTGTTCCTTTAGTATATATCTGGCCTTTGTCAGAATAAGTTTTCAAACCATTGACAGAACGAGGAAAAGATATTTCTTCAGGAGGTAAAGATTTGAATTCGTTTCTGAAGTCCTCAATAAACTTTTGAATTGTATTCTCATCTGATGTAACAACTAGGCGAATCACTTCTTTCATTTTATCCCTGACGGCAGCAGGTGTTGAGGACTTGACCATTTCAAGACCCATCACCTTCAAATCAGGCTCTGCATACTGCACACCTTCATTGTTATACACTTGCAGAATGTAACGCTTCTTAGCAGTCCAGATACCCTTATCAGACAAACCTTCACGTTTCATCTGCATCTTTTGTGCATAAGCATTTACATACGTAGCAAGTTCTTGATAACTTTTATCAATGAACGGTTGTATTTTATCCTCACAGACTCTATCCATGAATTCGATAACTTTGTTTTTGGGGAGCGATACCACACCTCCCGCACCGTACACTTTATTAACAAGTGAACCAAGACGTAGGTAAATCGAATCCGTATCTGATGCAATGATATAATCTTCATTTTCGGTACTCAATAATTTGTTCATGTATTCGTTAACTTTATTTTCAATCCAACGAATCGACAATTGACCGGCAAGAGTAACAGCAACAGCAATTCTCAAATCATAGAATCTGAAATATTGTGAACCCATTGCACCATAAGCTGAATTCAAGGATACTTTTTTAGCAAGTTGAAGGTTGTTATAACGCGCAATCTTCTTTGACAGTTCTAGTTTCTTTCGACCATCAGTTTCTTTTTCATATTCCTGTTTAGCTGAAATCATCAACTTCTTAAACTTTTTTCTATCTTCATACATTTCTTCAAGCATCTTCGGTACAAAACCGTGAATGTCTTTACGGAAGAATTGTCCATTAGGAGTCAGAGTTACATCACCAATGTTTGATAGGTCAATTTTTTTATAAAGAAGCTTTTCAACATCTACACCATTAGAAATAACTTTTCGCATTTCTGGTGTGTAATCAGAAACCTCAATCAAAGTTTCAGGTGAAATATTATACTGCATCATCAAGTGAGGATACAAACTGTTTAAGTCAAACGATGCAACCCAATCATGCAGACCAATCTGAGGGTCTTTGACATAAGCGCCTTCGAATCTTTCATTCTTTGATGCGCTGCCTTTTGGTGGCACAATGATGTTTTGTGCAAGTAGATAACTGTAAATCAGCGCATCCCACATCCTAGTCTGTGCGAACACATCTTCGAAATTAGATTTTGTGTCATATGCAAGAGTAAGTGCTAGTTCAATAAGCTTCAACTTATCTTCAAGTTCTTCAATCAGCCTCGCGTCAACGATGTTATACTCAATAAACTTTTGGTAGTTTAGTTTGTATAGTTGGTGCAGAGTGTCAAACTCATCATAAGATAGTTTGCTCTTACCAAGTTCTACGTTTGCGATATTGTCGAGACGGTATGACTCTTGTGATTTACCACCAGGCGCATACCATTTATACAACTCAATGTAGTCTAGGCAAGAAACACCTTTCAATTCGTAAGCAGTCATATCACGACCGTTTACAACAGCTTTTCTTTCACCAATATAATTCCAAGGTGAAAGCTTACGTGTTTCTTCTTCACCAAGAATTTTATTCAAACGATTAACGAGATATGGAATATCGAAGAACTTAATATTCCAGCCAGTCAATACGTCTGGTGTATCATGAAACCAATCTTCTAAGAAACGTTTACAGAGATGATATTCATCACGGCATTTGTGATAAGTAACATCATCTTCATAGTTGTTGAAATCACCGCAGCCATAAACAACCATTGCACCGCCAAGTTTTTTGATGGCGATTGCTGTGATTGGCTCATTAGCCAAGTATGGGTCAGGGAAACCATTCTCTGAGCCAACCTCAATGTCGATGATTCCAATTGAAATGAGAGATTGGTCCCAATCAATCATGCCTTTGAATTCATCAGCAATAAATGCGTATTCATAACGTGTATTGCCATACACTTTAAAATTTTCTACATCTTCATACTTCTCAATGAATTCTTTGCAGTCACGAATAGAACCAGGGCGAATATCAGAAAGATACTCACCCTGAAGATTTTTCCATTGTGTAGGTTTATTCGCCGGCAAAAACAAAGTCGGAGAATAAGCAATCTTGTGCTTTACTCTCCGACCGTTTTCTACACCACGAAAAAGAATGTTGTTGCCTACACAAATTGCATTTGTATAAAAGTCACTCATTTAAATTTCGGAATAGTTGTTGCGATTTGAATGCCAGAACCAAACATCTGATTATACTGATTTTCAAGTTCAACAACAGGCAAAGTTTTGCATAGAATATCTGCCTGAGCAATACGAATGCCTGTTTCAAACTCTTGTGCAAACTCAAGGAAAGGAACGAAACCAATCATTGGACCGTCTTTCGTAAACTGAGTAGCCACTTGCACCGGCTTTTTAATTATTGCATCACCTCTTTCCTCTACTTCACCAAGTAGAGTGTGATTTGTTTTAAGTGTAAGAAGCATTAACATTATGCAGCCACCTTAAAGTCTGCATCAAAAACTTTGAGAGTGACCCAACGTTTTGGGAACAACATCTCACGACCTTGGAAGTCGTTAATGTCACAATTAGGGTCATTGACTAACCCAATGAGTTCAACTTTATTGTCAAACTCCCTCAAAAAGAGGTCATATTTAAGAGCCTGAAGGCCGCTCTTTTGAGCCAGGGAATAAGCTAGTTTAGAGATTTCCATTTTAGAGTTCAAGATTGCTCCATTGTTTAAGTTTTTCAAATTTTTGTTTTTTGGCGGCGAGTAGACTGTCCCAATTAACGCCTACACCATTCCACACAAGAAGGTCAATCATTGCAAGCAAGTCGCCCAATTCTTCTTGCAGCATATCAATATTCGTTCTGTCTTTTCCAGGTTTAATTTGGTCAGGACCAAACCGAAAACACTTGCTGATGGATTGGGAGACCTCAGCACATTCTTCCTGGAGAATCAATAGAATTTCACGGGTGTCATCATTCATAGTGTTTAGTATATTATGATTTAATGAAGTTGTCAAGCTTTGGTGGTGTCCAACCTTCAGGTTTCATAACTTTGCCTGCTTCGTTCTTGATAACTTTGCCTGTTCGAATATCAATCTTTGCGAGGTTGCTACGTGCGACTTCGTTCCACGCACCGTAAACATTATACCCCTTCATTTTGCAGTAGCCAAGGATAACCCAAATCATGTCCATGCAGGCATCAAGTCGTTCAATGTCATCATTCTTATCATCACCTGCTTTGAATTCCCAAAATTCTTCAACAATAAGATTTCGATAGAGGCTAATGTTCTCAACACTAGGCACTTGGTCACATGCATCGATGAAAGTTCTAACATCTGCCCACATATCAGTTTTAAGTTCTTTCAAAATAAGTGCTCCATTTTCTTCACTAATATCTAGCACAGTACCTTCAGACCAATTCATGTCTTTACACAATTGGTCAGGCAAATTTAAAACAGCGTCACCGTTTTCCAAAATTTCTGCTACGTCAGCAGTATATGTTTTACTCATATTTTATTCACCTTTACATTACATTTTTCTAAGAATTCAATACCAGCATCACTGCGATAACTGTTTCGATAATAAACAGAGTTGATACCGGACTGATATATTAACTTTGCACAATCAAGACACGGAGCATGAGTGCAAAACATAGTAGAATTATCGCCAGCTTCATTACTTCTAGCGAGTTTACTGATTGCGTTCGTTTCCGCATGAAGCACCTCTGGTTTAGTTACAAGCTTATATCTTTTCCAAATGTTGGATTCTTTTGGAAGTTGTTGCTCTTGGTTCGGCCATTGATGTTCAATTTCTTCTGGACTGAGCCAACCGCCAGCATCTCTGTCCATGTATATTTTATCTTCACATGTATTATCCCAACCTGCTGGCATTCCATTGTAGCCAATAGAAATAATTCTATCCTCTTTTACTATGATAGCACCAACATGAAGTCTTTGAGCCGTAGATAGACCTGCAAATATCTCGGCCGTTTTCATGTATGCTTCGAGAAATTTTTGTTTCACTTAGATTGTTCCGCAAGAATTTTATAACCTTTGCCTGTTGGATGAACACCATCACCACTCATGTGTTCCTTCGGTCGAGGCAAAACAAAATCACCGTACTCTTTTGCAATTTGTTCAATTGCAGTCTGAGGTACAGGTTTGCGTTCCATACCTGGACTAATCCAAAAAACTCTATCCGCTTTGATAGCTTGACGCATCTTGCGAAGTTCTTGTTCGGTTTTTACACCTTTATGGTCATTGGCGCCTAAGCTAATAATCACAGTTTTGTAGGACTTACTTGAAGCTTTATCAAGATAGTCTTTATTCCACTGCCAACTATTCCAACCACCACGCGAATAACTAACACATTCTTTTCGGTACATTGCTGTACCAACCGCAATACTATCACCAATGACCATGCAATCCATAAATTACTCCTAATCAAACTTCAACAAATTTCAACTTGAAGTTATCAGCTTCATATTCATAACCAATATAACCGCGAGGGTTACATACAATGCGGGTTGAACCAACCATGTAATCAAACTCATGGTGCGTATGACCATGAGTCCACACTTTGATTTGTGGATGATTCAAAATAAATTCAGTCAAGTTGGAACTATAAGCACCGTTGACCATCACATCTTTTTCATACTGTGGCTTGGTTGATTGCTTACTAGGTGAGTGGTGACCAACGACAATAACAGGCATTGTAGGATTACTAGCAATGCTTGTCTTGATAAATTCCAACATTGATTTGTGGTCTTTCACAGAATCTTCTGGTGAAAACCTTGCTGTACGTGTATGAAAATTTCCATCTTCATCTTTAAAATGTACGACCTCATTACTGTTTTCTATAATGCGATAGTCATTCATATAACGCTTAATACGATACAAAGTATCAGAATCTTCTTTGTTCATATCCGTCCACAAGGTGCCACCAATGAAAAGGTGGTCATTTAGAACGACACTCTCTTTATCTAGAACATGAAGATTAGAAAGATAACCAAGATGAGTACGAATAATTCCAATAGACTTAGCGTAATCACCATGATAATGTTCATGATTCCCGGCGATGTATATAACGGAAGGGAATCTAGCACAGCATTCTTCAAAGAACGTATGATATTGATTAGACTTATCATTTTCACCCCTCAGATTATAAGAGTCTCGCTCTTTCAAGTCATTGGCAACACAAATGTCTCCGGACAGGATAAGAACATCAGCATTCTCGGCGTTTTCGAGACTGATAGTTCCAAATTCTAGGTGTAGGTCTGAGCAAACCGCAATTTTCATGTTAAATATTTTCCGATTTCAACTCTTGCTTGAGTCAATGATGGGAATTTTTTCCCGTTAATGTAAATAGACTTTGAAGAATAAACATATATCGTACCAATTTCTGTCTCAAAAGTGTACCGTGTTTTACCCTTCGAATCTTTTTCTTTTGTCTTGCAATGGTAGTCACTGACTAGACCGGAAAACAAAAGAGTTTCACGCAATTCGTCAGAGATAAGTTTCCGCAAGTAAGCATCATTCATAATTCCACCTTTTGATGCAGTATAACACCAAAAGGCGGAACAGTCAACCACCAATCAGGCAATTATTCCTGAAGTAGTTCTTTCTTCTTACTTACCGTAGTGATAGGAATGCGCTTAGGAATGTCTTCCTTTGGAATCACGTTCTCCAGTTCAACAGACAGAATGCCGTTGTCCAGGCGCGCTCCTTTGACTTTGATTGTGTCTACCAAGTGAACAATCTTCTTGAAGGAACGGGTGGCGATTCCACGATGCAAGAAAGAACGGGCATCTTCCGCGGTTTTATTTCCACGGATTACTAGTTCATTCTTTACAATTTCTATTTCAATCTCGTCCTCTTTGAAACCAGCAACCGCAAGTTCGACGATATAATTATTATCATCTTCTTTTACAATGTTGTGTGGAGGGTAAGTTGTTGTCACTGCCTTCTCCAATGCTTCAAATGCATCGAAGTAGCGGTCAAAACCAACAGTTGAAGGGACCAAAGGTCCAAAGTTAATACGACCTAGATTTAGGTGAGTCATAGTTTTCTCCTTTAAAAAGCAAGTTAATAATACCAACCCCGAAGGCATTGGTCCGGCTTCTGGATTATACAGCCCACACCGGTTTGCTGCTCCCATCCCGAAGGGATACTTTTATTTAGCAACTTTTACGAAAGCCGCACCATTTACAAAGTATCTACGTGCTGGATTTTCCTCTTTATAAACCTGAATGAATGTCAGATTGCTATCAATTCTTTTCTCAAACAAATTGCTAGTACAGACAATTTCACCTGTATAGATGTTCTTTAGCTTTGTAATTTTTTCTTTCACTTTTTTCATGATGTTAACTCAATTATTCCTGAGATTTTTTACCTATATTGTACTTACTCACCAACTGCCATTCATCTTTTTCACGATACGAAATTATCTTAATCTGGTGAATAGGTGCAATCTTGCCTTCCATTATTTCTGGGTTGACAATCTTAACTAAGCCCCATTCTTCCAAAAGTTTAGCAATAGCATTTCTTCTTTCAATATCGTTATCAATGATGCTAGAAGGTTTTCCGTCCAATGCAAAAAGTTCTTTAAAATGAACAATGTAGTATTGTCCTCTTTTATGTAAGATATGGCAAGATTGATAGAGCATCTTTTCCTTGCGTGATGACACACCAATCCTAGTTAGTGTCTCTCTTACCTTCAAAAAATCATCTTCTTGCTTTAATTTTACCTCAACAAACGTTGACAAATCGACCATATCATTTCCTTAATCCACCTATATCGGTTTTTTCTTTTAGTTCTTGGATTTGTTCTTCAGTAAGGAGGCGTAAGGCTTCTCGTGCTTTTGCATCCGATAGACCATAGTAGGTCTTAACACATGCTAAATCTTCACTTTTTTCAGGCTTAACCCACTTATTGAAAGGTCGCTTCTTTGACCTTACGGTATTTAGTAAATAGTCATTTTGCATTGCCCGGTCTAGGTGATGCCTGCGATTCATTTCGTTCGCATACATGATACAGTCTTTATGATATGACAACGCACGATTGATTAGAAAAGGTGCGTATACAGCTTCAGTTTCTTCATCAACAATCAGTTGTTTCTTACCCTGAAGAATTTCATTAACAAAATCAAACGGACTCATACAACCATCCTTATCAGACCAACAGTGTCAATAGTTGTCAGCAGAAGGTAGTTAGCCAACATGCCAAAAGACTTTCTAGTGTAAGCAGCCCAAGCGTACAAAGAACAACCAAGAATCCAAATGGGATAAAGAATAAGTAGCGGAGGGTTGGGTACAGTGAGCGCCATTGTAATAGAACAGCCAATACTGATAGCCCAAGCCAACAACTCAACGAAAAAACGAAAAGTATGAGAGTGGTAGTCATCTTTTATCCAATCAAAAGTTGGCTTCAATAAGTCGTGCATGTATTTTCCAATTGAATCTGTAAAGAACTTATGTCTCTGTTACGATAGATTTCATTATTAAATTTTGGCTTCAAATCATATATCAATTGAGTTTCAATGTCTTCCATGGTAACATCACACAATAATGTAGTGTAAACCAAAGGAATAATTTTCAGCTTTTGATTCAAATTTTTCCTACCAAAAACTTTCACAAACTTATGTGCGGCTGGATGATTCTCATCGCAACGTTCAGTTCCCCGTATACCAGCAAACCACCGACCAATTCTATTTCTAACTGTATGGTTTGAGTGTCCAATATAAACTAGTTCATCATCATGATAGATAAAATATAGGCCGGCACCATCAATAAAGTCATCAGCTATAACTCCCTTATCAGTCTCAAAATTTGGCTTTATAGAAATAAAATTCGTATATTTTAATTCTTGAATAATTTTTGACGAATAATCTTCCGCTGTAACATCAAAGTTACCAAAAACATTTCTTCTCATTTGAACTCCACACTGACCATCAATTCGGTCAAACATGCAACGGTGTTAATCTCAGCATCTGCAACAAATGCTTGTTTGTACTGATAGTCAGCTAAAATAATAACTGCTTGCGGAATGCTTTGAGGTTGCAAAACATCATACAGACTATCATAAATCTTACGATAGAGATTTGCTGCATCAATATCATTCGAAGCAACCCACTTACGAATTGCACCAAAGTTTTTCTCTTTCAGGTAACCAACAATCTCATCGATTGTGATATCACCAATTTGTGCAAGAATGCCAGTGTCGATTGTCTTGGTGTCATTCGAAGAATAACGCTGCAACTCGTTAAGCACACGCCGAAAATCAGGAAAATGTTTCTTGATAACTTCAGCGATAACTTTCTGGTCGAAGTTTACACCTTCTTCATTCAGAATATTATTGACACGTTTAAAGAACTGAGAAGCCATAGTTGCTTTCTCAGAAGCTTTCATTGTGAAATCAATAACTGCACAACGAGAGTGCAGTGGTTCAATCATCTTGTTCTTGAAGTTACAAGTAAAGATGAAAGAACAATTCGAAGCAAATTCTTCAATGACATTACGAAAAGCAGCTTGAGCATTTGTGGAAAGATAGTCGGCCTCATCAACAATAATAACTTTACGACCACCAGTGAACGACATGGTCGAAGCAAAGTTTTTGATTTTGGAACGAACAACATCAACACCAGTCTCATCTGAACCATTAATGATTAGATAGTCGGCATTGATTTCATTACACATTGCTTTTGCAACGGTAGTCTTACCAACACCTGCGCCGCCATGCAGCAACAGGTTTGGAATTTCATTTTTGTTCACATAGTCCTGAAAGGGCTTCTTCATTCTTTCAGGAAGAATACACTCAGCTACAGTTTTAGGACGGTGTTTCTCCGTCCAAAGAAGATGTTCCATAATGCCTCATAATAAAAAATAAAATCAAAAAGAAATATTAGAATTCAAATGTGAGTTAAATTCCAAAAGTTTTTCTTTGGTGTGTATGATAACACCATCACTCATCACAATCATTAAACTGTCGCGTGTTTCAACGACACGGCTAATCATTTTCTTATTGAGAGAATATCTTGTGCCGTTTTTGTCAGTGACAATTAGAAACAACATCAAGCTTCTCCAATGGAGCCGATTTCAGTTGCAACCCAATATTGAATTGGCTTTGTCGTATGCTTGAAGCTTGCAATACCTTTGAAAGAAATGCTAACTTCATAAGAGCCAGTAATCATCTTCAAGTTTTCAGTCTTGAAAAGTACCTTGTATTTCTTACCATTACCATCACAGATTTCAAGTTGATTGGTGTGTGAAGCGGTATTCTTAACATCAAGAGCACCAACAAAAATCTTACCACCATCAGAATGAACGGAAATCTGAGGTGCACCAAGAGTATTTGCAGCACGTAGTACAAATTCAAAATCAGTCTGTGTCAAATTAAACACCACATCTGGCGCAGGCATTGAAACAGATTTCTCTGGAGAGTTTTTGATATTGCTTGCATCACAGAAACGATATGTCGTGGTAATACGACCACTCTTATCTTTCAGAATAAGTGATTTATTTGCATCTTCAATCTGAAGTGTTGTATCGCCCTCATGAAGGCTGAGTACAGACAAGAATTTATTCAAGTCAAAGATGCCGAAATTACCAGGAACACTTTCAGTGATAGTAGTTTCAGCCATGACTTGTTTGTTTGCATCACAAGTACGCAGAACATTACCAGAACGGAACATTAGTCCATCGTTAATGCTTGCAAAGTTTTTAAGAACACTCAATGTTTCTTTCGAAAGTTTCATAATATACCTCTAAAATTATTTTTCAACAACAGAATAAATTGTATCATGCTCATACAAAAACATCAGGCAACAAAGAGCATGAGCCAAGTGATGCTTGCCCGATTCTGGGTCAAGTTGTTCACCTTGTTTCCATGCCCACATGTGTCTTTGTAGTGCATCAAAATACCTACGTTTAGAATCATCAACATACTTCCAATTATCACGCTCATACTTTTGAGCACCAAATGTAAGAACATCTACGGTAGCTTCAAGTGCTTTTGGTGGCAGCAAACCATATTCCAGTTTACCACCATCAAACTTTCGACCTTGTTCCAACTCCAGTTTTGGTTCTATTGAAGGCGGAGTGTTTTCAAATTCTTCATCGAGTCTTGGCATTATAGTCTCCCAGTATGTTCAGCAATTTTTGGCATGTTGCCAGTAAACGGATATGTTCCGATGTGTTGCGTTTTCATCCAAGGGCACAGATAGATTTGACCACCTAGTTTACGCCACAATTGACAGAACATGTAATCTTCACTCAGATAACGGTCAGAACCACCACCTGTTGCAGAATCTTTGCTATCAATGATAGTGTCAAAGTATGCATGAATGTAACGTGAACCATCAAAGTTAGCCTGACCAACGTGGTCTGGTTTGTACCTCAATTGGGGATATGCCGCTTCCATTTTAGGGAACACTTCACGTTTAATCAGCATGTAACCAGTTCCGATTTCCAAAACTTCAAGCGGTTCGGTCACTTGAAACTGTGCAGTGCCTTTTACTACGTTGAACACATAATCACCAACAAGGTTCTCTAATTCACCAGGATTAATATCTGGATTCTTTTTGATTGCGTGAGCAATGTTTGACCAGTTAATGGATTTCTTAGGATAAGGTCCACCAATAACTTCCTTGTCAAGTGCAAGCAATGCTAGAACATCTTGGGGATTGTAGTGAATATCGGAGTCAATGAAAAGCAAATGCGTACAATCAGAACGCAAGAATTCATCAACCAAATAATTACGTGCCCGTGTAATTAGCGATTCGTTAAACAAGAAAGAGAATCTTGTTTCAACACCATATTTTGACATGACAGCCTGAAGGTCAAGACAAGACTTAACATACATGCCGTGTGCCATGCCACCGTACATTGGTGTCGCAATGAACAGTTTAGATTTTTTCAATTCATCAATTTTTACTTTTATTTCCATATTACACCCATAAACGAAAAGAGGAAGCGATACCTCTATATATCACTTCCTCTATTCTATTTCACCAATAAATTAGGCGAATGTGCTAACACCTTTAGCACGGAGTGCTTTGAAACCTTCTGCGATAACACGCTTGGTTGGCTGACCAAGGCGGTAGAAGGAGATTTTGCGACCATCAGAGAGGGTGCGAGTATTGGTGTAGATAGCATGGCCATCTTCACGCAACTCAGCGATACGAGCCGCAACGTTGGTAACACCGAAACGGGCACGGGCTTGTGCAACGGTGAAAGTGTTATAACCATTGGTCTTGCTCAGGGTAGCAAGCATTTTCTCTTTAACGGATTTAACCATTATTTTACTCCATAATAAACAACCACACTTACATAAAAATCTGAGGGGTGGTCTTAGCCTCAAGATGAGTAATAATAGCACAGCCAGAATGGTCTGTCAACCATTCTGGCGGCAGAATTAATTAAAAAGGAATTTCATCATCTACATTTACCGTTACCGCAACAGGAACATCCGGCACGGCAGGCTTGTTAGCTTCAGCATCAAGCTTGGTGTACAAGTCAAGGAAAGACATTTTAGTATCAGTGTCGAAACGATTCAGACAGAGACTAACTGCTTTCAGGCGGTCACCATGTACGCCGTAGGTCTTGACAATGTGAACCAGTCGGCGAGTGGAGATAATCTCATCACAACCACCTTCAAGGAAGGTTTTGCGGGTAATATCTGCCCAAGACACAAGCATATCGGCAAATTTGTCATCTTCACGACCAACAGTCGCCAGTTCTTTCTTGATGATTTTCTTTTCAACATTGACAGGAGGATATTCCTGTTCATACGTATTCAAGAAACGTTCCAAGAAAGCTTCGTTCAGTACGTTGGTAAACATATAACGACCATCATCGGAGCCTTTACCTTTGGTGTTTGCAGTAGCAACAATCGTAAAGCCTTCAGCAGGTGCAACCAATTCGTTTTTCTTCTTCAAAAGAAAAGGCTTGCCCTCAAGGACCCGCTGCAAACAGGAAAGATTCTGAGCACCGTAGTCAATCTCATCGATACAGAGAACAGCACCTTGGCGAGCCGCAACAGTCACGGGACCATCACGCCATTCCATCTGACCATTGATAAGAACATAGTTACCAAGCAAATCACCCTCATCAGTATCAGGCGTCATAGACACGCAAACGAATTTACGTTTAGTCTTGGCGCAGGCCTGTTCAACGGACATAGTTTTACCGTTGCCTGATTGACCAGTAATAAAGATGGGAAAGAATTGATTGCTATTGAAAATGGAAATCAAGTCATCAAAGTTACCGAAAGGAACATAATTCTTGTAAGATTTCGGAACAAGATTCTCAGTTTCAAGGTCGGTCACTACGTTACCGATACGTTTCGGCTCAGCCACGGTTTCTATTTTTTTCATAGGCAAAACTTGTGCAGTAAGTGCAGGAACTTTATACAGTCCACGACCAGCACGGTTATTAACATCTTTCATGTACCATTGAGGAAGGCTCAAGTCATTTTCGGCACACAAATCCTTAATTTCATTTAGGCTCAGAACAGACTTACCGGTTGCAGAAGCAAGGGAAAGAAACTTCTCACGGATTTCAGTGTTCACAGTACGCATTACAAATACTCCAAAATTTCAATACAAGTAGTATACAAGAAAAACACCACTCAGGCAAGTGGTGTTTATGATTTATGCCGCAATTTGCCCAATGAAGCGATTCACCAGGACTCGGCTGACCTGTTTTTTCTTATTCATTTTCAGGAATGCATTCTTCAGTTTAGAAGGGGTAACATTGCCATCCACGGTAAGAACATCAGAATCCACACTCAAGTCTTTATCACCAGGAATCAAGAACATTGAATCGTAACCAGGATTATAAGAATCTAGGAACTTCTTTTCTTTGAGAATCGCAGTCAGTTCCTCAGTTTTCTCTAAACGTTTGTGGTAATCTGCATTCAAAGGAAACTTATGCCAAATCGATTCACCATCTTTGAAGTGATAACGGCGCATTACACCTTCTTTTGCGGAACGACCACCACCAACAATGAAGAAACCCAAGATTTTTACATCAGTGGTTTTACGAAACCAATTGAACACTGCGACTCGCAAAGGACTATCAACATGAACGGTGTTATTTTCAAGTCGATAATCCGTTTTAGTTTCAGTATCACGAATAACAACATTGATTTTTTTCAAGTCGAAAGAATAAGCACCTTTAGGTGTCCAGTATGCGTTAACCGTATCGGAATCACCATCATGAATAAGTGCCATGTTAACAATGTCAAGATGATTATTCTTCTTGAATTCTTGAACAATCGTTTTCATTGCAATGACAGACTCAATCATAGGAGTATGCGACAGCCTTTCAGACCAAGGAGAAGTAAACTTCCTTGAATACCTGTCAGTGTAGCATTCAGCCAATGCGACAAGATTGCGGACGCAACGGTTGAATTCTGCATTGCCAAGTTGGGAGTTCAAATACTCACGCAGGTAAACATTCGACATTTTCAATTCATTATTTTTCATAGTGAATGAAGAACGCGAACTACGATTATGGTCGATTCTGAATGAATCATCTTCATTACCAAAGCCGTAAACGACAAACGGAATATTAACTTTGCGGCAGAACAATCCAAGAATCAAAATCTGTTCGATAGAGTTTGCCATGTTACCTGCCATAGAACCAGAACGGTCGAAAAGCAAAACAAGACCGTGCGACTTACCCTTAGGCACTCGCATGATTTTGCGGAAGATGTTGTCATCAATCTGATACTTGTAGATGCGAGAAACATCAATGTCACCGGTTTCAGAAACTTTTTGTTTCGCAAACTTAGATGCAGCCTTACGCATTTCGAATTCTTTGGCTAGCAAAGAAATATAGCGGTCATTCCTTTGTTTAAAATCTTTAAAAAGCTTTTCCCGTTGCTCTTGTTTGTGCTTTTCTGTTTTGATTCCCCAATGTTCTTCAAGCAATTCATGCACACGTTTATAGGGTGTGATGATTTCGGAAAAGATAGGTTGAGGAAAATTCAGATAGATAAACTCTTTTGAGGAATTATCAAGCAAAAGTGCTTCATTGTTTCGATAAGTTTCATCTGTTTCGCAAAACGGCTCATCATTACCACCAGAAGATTCTTTCGATTCTTTGTAACGATTAACAGAGTTACCTTGAGATTCTTTTTCTTCATCTTTTTCCGAAGATGACTTACCGCCACCACCAGAATTTTCAGATTCAGATTCTTCATCTTTTTTGTTGGTACTATTTTCTTCCAATTCAGATTCTTCATAGTCACCAAAATCGGATTCCGATTCTTCATCTTCAAAATTATTTTCACTAAAACTGCCAGGCATAGCCATCTGTTTCAGTTGTGACTTTTGCATTTCTTCTTTAGCTTTTTCGAAGATTGCACCAGTCACGCGAACAACATCATCCCACGTTTCGCAGGATTCAACTTCCTTAACAAGCTTTTCTTCTTCTTCGGTGAACTGAATGCCAAGGTTGTAACCACCCTTAGTGTAAAGATTCAGCCTATCGATAAAGGGTAGACGGTTGATATCACGATTTTTGATACCGAAAAAGTCACGCTCAAGCAACTGACCGTATGCGCGGACCATGGAAGGACGCAGACCAGGAAACTTGCGTTTGATTTTCTTTTCGATACGTGCATCCTCAACAACATTGAGGAAGCCTTTGAAGTTTTTGGAGAATTTACCTTCAGCACCAACAACAGCATTGTGCCAACCTTCTTCAGGTGTTTCCAGTGCGTGACCAACTTCATGACCAAGCAGAAGGTCATACAGGTCACCAGACATATCTGCCCAAATAGGACAGTAAAGAACTCGGTTCTTTAGGTCAAACATAGCTGTGGACATTTTACGGTGTTCGACCGTAATGTTTTCCGCAGCCATCAACTTAGCGAGTTGGGATTTTGATTCTTGAGTGTATTGCATAGAGATATCTAGAAGTTACGTATGGAGTGTAACTCAAGATATCGACCATGTCAAGTACAGAGAAAGTTTATCTACCGACCTGTTGTAGATACTTTTGTTTCGTTTCTTCCCAGGACATATAAATCAAGTCATCATAGAACAAGGTTTCATATGAAACATTGCCCTTTTTGACAAGTTGTTTTATTCGTCCCTTGGCGTGCTTTTCTTTCCAGATGTTGACCAAGGAATCATAGCTGGTATCGAAAGACTTTACAAGTTTATCCTCAGTTATTTCTTTCCGTAGGAATTCATTTGTGTTGTCGTACAGTGGGCTAAAGTAAATACCACGAGCGTGTTCGCTACGGATAAGTTCTTTAGGCACATTCATTTTGCCGTAGGTGAATGCGAGTGAACGATTCTTATGGTCACGCTTGAATGGTTGACCAGCAGGGTTCGTTGCAACATACCATTCAAAGTATTTCTCGGTATGATTTTTCTTCAACCACTGCTCAACATCTTTTCTAGCTTTTCTGCTAGGCTCAAATGATACGGAACCAGAAGTAAAGCCCATAGGTTTCCAATGGTCAAGATTGTCATATTGACTTAGACCACCAGCTTTTGTTTTACCATACAATGAAGTTGTTGTGACACCAACAAGAACATCACCATATGTTTTCTTCCATAGTCGCTGAACTTCATCGGACAAGCAAAGCAGTGCCAGCAATTTACCACCAACATAGTTGAAACCAAGAGGTTGGAAAGGAACAATTGTCGAACCAATCGCAGTATGATTAATCATTCTGCCCTGAGTCTTTGTTTCTCTAGACCAACCAATGAAGTTATCTCTTGGTGTCAAGTCAAGAAAGTCGGATGAGATACAGATAACACCAAGATACTTACCGCTTGCATCATCTTTGACAAGAAAGTTTAGATTTCTACCGATGTTGGAGTTGTTCTTCATTGTAGAAATAAATGTGCGTGTCGTGTTCCATAAAACAGGAAGTTCTTTGCTTCGCTTTGTGTCGTGTTTTACCACACTACCATCTATTCCTGTCGTGAAATTTGAACCCGAATCATCAGTGTATTCAAGCACAGGTTGAAGCTTGAGATAATCTTCAGGCGATTCTGGAATCCAGATATTCTCTTTAACAGAACGAATGATATCTTCCTGAGAAATATCGACAAGTTGATTCTCAACACCAAAGATGGTATTGGTTTCTACAGTAGGATACTTCTCATGAATCTCACACCACTTTTGATAGAGTGTGTACTCTTTAACGTCCATTTGTGAGACATAACCAAGTTCACGAATGACTCTATCAGTCAGTTCTTTCTCATCTACATCACAAAAGGAATCGGTGGGATTTTGTGATGACCACTCATCCCATTGTTTTTGAATATCTGGTGTCCAGTTTTCGCTACTCATTTGATTTTAGAAATTTTCCGAATAAGTTTTTTCTGCCTCTTTTTTGCCAACTCAAGTGCAAGAGGTCCAACTTTGTTAGTATACACTACTCCATTCATGTGGTCAAGCTCATGCTGGTAAACTTGTGCGGAAATACCTTCAAGTGTTGTGGTATTATATTCACCAAGATGGTCAAAATGTTCAACAACAATCTTTTTATACCTAGGAACATTGAGATACAAACCTGGGTATGACAGGCAACCTTCTCGCATTTTTTCTGGTTCACCGAAAGTTTCAACAATTTTAGGATTAATACAGACCATTTGAAATTCATCAGAACCCATAACGAACATACGGAATCTAATACCACATTGATTAGCCGATAAGCCAAGTCCGCCATAAGTTGTCATCGTCAACTTTAATTGCTTGATGAACTTTTGAATTTCTGGATTCATCACTTGTGACAAATCAAATTCTTCCATTCTCTCAGCAAGTTTAGGATGCCCATCGCTAAGAATCGGCAAAGGAAGAATTGGTTCTTCAACAACCCTTGTCGGCGCTGTCGTATTAATGACTAAAAAATCATCTTGTTGTGTTTCAACTACATTCATTTTACTATCCTTGAAAAATTATTTACTTTATCAAACCTAATTACATTACGGAATTTGTCTTGCAGAATGTCACCCTTATGTGAGATAACAAACAGATTAACATCTTCCAAGATATGCAAAAGGTTCATCAGATATTCTGTACCATTTGCATCTAAACTACTATCAAACACTTCATCAAGAATCAACAAGTTAGTATTTGTTGAGTTCTTCATCTTAGCAACGGCTCGCCAAGTTAACATCAGTGCCATGTCGATACGTTGCTTTTCACCTTCACTGAAAGAAGCATAACTAAATTCATCACGGTGTCTGGATTTAATTGTCTCCTTGAATGATTCGTCCAGATTAAAGTTGACAAAGAAATCTAGAGTTGCAAGATATTTGTTTACTAACTTATTGATTACTGGCAAGTATTGTTTAACAATTTTTGTTTTGATACCAGTATCTTTCAGCAAGATAGAAGCGACTTCATACTCTGCTTTTTCTTCAATCAGTTTCTTCTTCTGAGAACTCAACTCTGTCAACTTATCTTCCAACTCTTTGAGTTTGGTATTCTCCAAATCAAGGTTTTTTTTATTGTCTTTCAGTGCCTGAATTTCTTTGCGAATCTTACCAATGTATTTGTTTGTTTCAGTAATGGTAGTATTCTTTTGTACAATTTGAATATTCAGTTGCTGAATCTGTTTCTGAAATTCCGAAATAGAATTTAGTTTATCTTGTTCTTGGAGTAATTTTGCCTCCAATTGGCTGAGACCATGTTCACATTCTTTAACCTTGTTGGTGATACTGGATAGCTCCGCCTCTTTAAACTCCATGGCAATGGTTTGCCTGCACGTTGGACAATTATCATTTGCCTCAAAGAAATGTATATCTCGTCGAAATTTTGATAAGTTTGTTTCAATTTGCGATTCAAGTTTATTAAGTTTCTTGACCTTATTCTCAACTTCAGATTTACCAGAGATTTGTTCGGTGAGTGTCGAAACATTCGATGTAAGTCTATCAACTTCGACATGTAAGGTTTGTACCAAACTATCACTACTCTCAATCTCTTTTTCATACTCTTTTACTTTGTTCTCATTGTTCTGCTTCAATTTTTCTATTTGAGTTTTTTGATTCTCATAGTTCTGTTCAGCAAGTTCAATTGCAAATTTGTTTTCGGTAATCTCATCTTTGTTCAGAGATACTTTCTCTTTCAATAAAGAATTCATCGTAGAAAAGATTTGAATATCCAATAACTCCTCAATGATGGCTCTCCTGTCGGCAGCAGACAGTTGCATGAAAGGAGTAAAAGATGCAGAACCAAGTATAACAATCTGCGTGAAAGACTTGTAGTTTAGTTTGAGAATTTGCTTCTCAAGTATTTCTTGATAATCTCTTGATGCTGCTTCTTGATTTAGTATTTCACCGTTCAAATAGATTTCAAAAATGCCTGGCTTTATACCACGGACAATACGATACTCTTTTTTACCGATGGAGAAACAACATTCAACAACACAATCTTTTTGGTTGATTGAGTTGATAAGTTGTGGTTTGTTAATGTTTCGGAATGCTTTACCAAACAACACAAAGCACAGTGCATCCAACATAGTGGATTTGCCTGCGCCGTTTGTACCAACAACCAAGGTATTTGGTGCTTCATCGAATTTAATTTCGGTGAAGTAATTACCTGTCGATAAGAAGTTCTTAAATTTTAAACTCTTGAAAAAAATCATTATCTAAATTTAGGTCCAGTGACCCACGAAACCAAAGATTTTCTCACACCCTCAGTTACTGGTGTTACTCTATGCATGAAGAAAGAAGGAAACAATAGCATATCACCTTTTTTCAAATTATGTCTGATAGGTTCTTGACTAACCAAAAATTCAAAATCACCACCAACATAGTCATCATTCAACATAAGAGAAAAGGATAATTTTCTAGTCATATAGTCATATTCATTTTGTGGAATTGCATCATGAATAAAATCAGTATGAAAATCATATCGACCACCATCTTCTGCTCTATACTCAGAATATTGAATTGAATCATATCCATTCAAATCAAAATTATAATATTCTTCATTAACAGTTTCGATTACTTTGTTTATCTTTTCAAACAACCATTTAGTTTCTTGGCTATAATCAAAAAAATGAATTTTGCTTTTTCTCGCTTTTTCTATTTTGCCTTCTAGACCAACTTCACCATCAGTCAACTCTTTATCTGTTAAAAAATTTTCAACAATTTCAATCTCCGCCTCATTCAAAAATCTATCAACTTTAACAGAATGAGTAAACAAAAATTCTCTAGATAGGGAAAAATTTATCAATTTATTATAAGGCATTATTCAATACTTTCCATGTTGATAGCTTCGACATATAACTCACGCATAATTTTTTTAAGTTTATCAGATTCAATGTTGGTTGTCAACCCATCAATATACTTATTCAGAATCGTTATTGTATCTTCTGCCTGGTCTATGACTTCATCATCACCATTAAGAATTGAATCTGAAAAGTCCTCAACAACAACTACATCAGCAGCGCCAGCTTTAACAAGATTATCCAAAACAAAATCAAACATGTAAGAATTGTTTTTGTTTATGGTGACAATTTTTACATACGTGTCTTTGTGCTGGGTATAATTATAGTTCTTCCAGAAATCGAAGTCTTGTACCGAATCATCATACTGTACTTTATAAAACATTTTGTTCGGGTTAGGAACGAATGTCACCTCTCTGGTTTCCGTATCAAACACATGGAAGCCTCTCTGGTCATCGTAGTCCGCCCATGTTATTTCATACTGGTTACCCAAGTATGTGATAGTTCCGTTTGTAGATTTGTGGTGAAAGTGTCCTGAAAGAACCATGTCAAATCTATCAAACAACTTGCTATCAAGACCTTCATGGCAAATGTTGCCTCGGTCCATTTCAAAACCTGCAATCTCAAAGTGACCGAAAACAATTTCACTTACAGAATTTTTCAATGCATCTAATGATTGGTCATAGTTGCCACTATTAATCCAAGGCATCAATAGAATAGGCAAACTACCATATTCTTTCAATACAGGTTCAGTAAACACATTGATGTTATCATAGTGGTCAAACAACTCATTCATCGCATTGATTTCATTTGTGTTCTTATATGTCACATCATGGTTACCAACCAGAACATCCATGGTGATGTTTTCTTTTTGTAGAACATCAAAAAATCTTTTGCGCCACTGATTTAAAATCACATAGTTAATAAATTTTCTGCGGTCAACTACATCACCCAAGTGTATCACATGAGTAATGTTATTCTCTTTCAAGTAAGGAAAGAATGTGCTTTCCCAGAACTTGAAAAAGAATTCGTTGAACAACAGACTGTCTCCTCGCGCTCCCGCATGAGTATCATTTATCAATGCAATTTTCATAGTGTAGGTTTACTTGCAACTCTCTTACGCAATTCAGTTGTGGAAAAACTGTGCTTTCTTTCGTTGTAGTATATCTTAATTCCTCGTTGTTCGCAAACTTCTTTACCGGTATATTGTTTGTCTCGGTATTCTTCACCAATAATCCGAATAGAAATGGGCAAGAACATCAACAAATCCTCAAGGTCTTTCTCTGTTTGATAGACAATAATTTCATCGACAAACTTGACTGCCTTCAACTGTACGTATCTCTCAACAATAGACTGTACAGGTTTATTTTTTGTCTCTCTGTCTATCGATGGGTCAATTTGTAAACCCACAATCAAGTAGTCACATATTTGTTTGGCTTCGGCTAACATTAATATGTGACCCGCATGTAACAAGTCAAAAGTAGAACAGGTAAATCCTACAGGCTTACCATTCATCTCATCAGGCAAAACTAGCATAGTATACTCCAAAAATTATAAGTTGTCAGGTATTTGTTCAATTATTTCAGGCAATTCTTCCAAGACAACATCTTCTTCAATAAACTTGTCTAAACCTTTTGCCTTGGTTTTTTTCTTTGCTTTTTTCTTTTCTTCAAACGTCTGAATGAATTCAGAAATGTTATCATACAAAACAAACTGTTTCACATTGCCCTCAGAATCCTCAAAGAGTTCTGCTTCATCCAGTATACCAAACTGTTCCGTTGCTTTGTACTTGACATAAAGTTGTTTCTTCTCTTTCTGTATTCTCCTTAAGAATGCAAAGTAGATAATCTGTGTGAAGTATGCAAATGGATTGGTCGACTTTGTTGGGTCAAAGTTCCTAAAATACATAATGCAGTTTTCAATGCCGTCACATATCATTTCTTCTCTAAAGGAATATGAAATGAAGTTTGGCTTTCTGGATAAATGTTCTGCAATTTTCAGAAAACATTCTCCAATATAGTTGGGTACAATTGGTTCTTCTCTGTTTTCTTTTTTTGCGATATCACAAGATTGCTTATAATCGATAAGTGCCTGTAAAAAATCGGGGTTGTTGACATAGTGTTTTGTTTTAGACATATGTGGGTTTTACTTTGTAACTCCATGGATTAATTGCTAATGATATTCTTTGTCCTTCAAATTTTTCCACGCAATGATGTATGCCAGGAGAAAAACATAAAAGACTATTTTGTTTTGGTTTGATTGAGACATGCTCAGTAATAAAGTTGCCGCCGGAAATCAAATCTATTTTAGGATAGTAAACAATACTACAAATAGGAAATTTACCTTTGTCATTTGATTCATCGGTATCATAGTGCCAACCCTTATCGACGTTGTAGTTCACCCAATATTCAAAACCAACCATACTGGATAAATCAAAAAACTTTGAAACACTCAATAATAAACTACCTACTGCTGAATCAGAAAGTTTTTCAGCATCATTCAAGGTAAAATCTTTCCAATTGAATGGTACAGGAAATTGACAATATCCCTGAATTTCTTTTTCTTGCTGCTCGTTCAAAACATCATCCACAACAACTAACATTTCTTTACCTAAAAAAAGACTTGACAACTTTCAGACTGTCTCTTACAATCTCGGTGTTGCCTTTAATCAATGAATTAATTTCCTTTTGGTGCCTGGTTCCTTTGATTGTAACATCTCTCTGATTTCTTCATCCATATCATCCAAGATAACTTCATCTAATTCTTCTTCGGTTGCTTCTTCAAGCAATGCTTCATCGATGATTCTTTCACTTTGTTTCATTACTTCATTTGCTTCTTCGACGGCATTATTGTAATATTCGATTAGAGATTCTTTTGGTTCGATAAAGGTCAATATTTCATGTTTGTATATCTCAACCACATTTTGTTGAATCAATTCTATAGGCAACCATGGACTCATCATGACCATTGATTTAGAAACACTTAATCGTTTAAAAAATAAAGACATTGGATTTTCCAAAATCAACATATGATTTGGCATTTCAATGAAGCTAGCCATAATATCTTCACCATCTTTAAGTCTTATAATTTTAATTTGTTTGACCATTTTTTAACTCTATATTGTAAAATTTGTATGAGAACTTCTCATCATCATACATTTTAATTCTTTCTATCAAATGTTGCAAGGTAAAATTGGTATGTTTGCCTATTCTGAAATCATCAGCAATATCGAATAAGGTAGCTTCTTCTTTGTTATCACCTTTTCTTAAACTGCGACCAATAGATTGTAAGTTTCTTATTCTAGATTTTGATGGGCTTGCAAAGATAACATTGTGCAAGTTTCTTATGTTAATACCTGTTGAGAATGTGCCATAAGACGCAACAATGATTGCATCGTTTTCTTTTTCGGTGATAGCTCTTGTTTGCTCTCTAACTTCAACGTCAGTATTACCGTAAACTAAGAATACTTTTCGTTCTTTACTTTCCGACTTTATGATTTCATAAAGTATTTTTCCATGCTTCTCAACAAGCTGAAATAAAATTAGAGAATTACCCTTCAAAGACAAAGCAAGATTCTTGATAAAAATATTTCTCTGTTTGTTTTGTACTATGTATGTTAGTTCTTTTTGGTAGTCCCATTTGCGACTCAGTGTGCATACTTCTTCAGGATATTTTAGAACAAGACATTTTATTTTGAAGTCTGCAATATGTTTGTTGTCCATCAACTCTTTAGTCGTTGTTACTTTCAGTACAGGTCCAAATAAACCTTCAAGAACCAACTTGTGTGTTTTTGTTCCGTCTAGTGTTCCAGTGCAACCAATTCTATACATAGCATTCTTCATGTTGGTCATGATTGTAGCTAAAGATTTAGCTTTGAAATTATGTGCTTCATCACCAAGAACAAAATCAAATTGTTCAAAGTATTCTGGTTCTTTATTGTAGATTGATTGCCAAGTTGTGATGGTCAAAAACTTATCTGTCACCTTATCTTTACCAGCATATTGTCTATGGCAATATTTTTCAACATCATAACCATAAGACTTAAAATCGGAATACATCTGCTCAACAAGAGATGTGGTAGGTACAATTAACAGACCCTTATTGCACTTTGTCTGAATGTATCGTAGAATAAGATATTGAATGAGAGACTTACCAGATGCGGTGGGCGATAAGAGTAGCACTCTGCGATTCCTAATAGCATGAACAAACGCCGTTATCTGGTATTCTCTTTGTTCAATTGTATCAGGCAAATTCAATGATGAAGCAAAATCAATTGCTTCATTGACTGAAAAATTGTCAGTCATATTTACATTGCTATCAAAATGTATTGAATAGCTTCGTTCATTACAAAAACGTTCAATGTAAGGAACTAACCCATGATACATCTGGTTTGTTCTTAAATCGAACAAACGTATTTTGCCGTCCCACAATTTATTTTTATATGCAGGTGTGAATTGGAAACCGGGGACAAAAAAAGTGAAATAGTCAGAAAGTTCTTGTGCTAAACTTCTTTCACACTTCACATGAATGAATGATTCATTCTTTTTTGAAATTATCAAATCCATCTTCTACTTCTTCCCATGTGCTGTCACCCATCAATCTCACTGTCATAATATATGTATAGTGACCAGGTAAAGCACTCCAACTGTTCGGTGCATTTATGCTAAGAACGTTTTCATTTTTATATGAATTAAAATAGACATAATAATAATGTCCATGAACAACCTTGAAACCATATTTGCACCGATGCATTATCTCACTCACTTGCATCCGATTAGCTAAAGCTTCAGCTTGTCTTTTCAAGACATTGACCTGTTCCATAATTCGGTCATATTCTTGTTTCGCGTTTAGTTTGCTGATATTTAAAAGAATGTCTTTTTCTTTTTCAATAGCAATTGGTGCGAATGCAGGACTTCCTAGTTCCATAGGATAAGGAAGACTACTTCTTCTCATCGGGTCATGTTCATCTAATTCCATTATACACCTTGTATAAATCTTTCCCACTCAATGAAAGATTTTAATTGAAACGTTCTGCTATGCAACTCTTTAAGAATTGCTTCACATGCAGAAACCATTTCCTCATTCATTATTTTTGATGCAAGATACTTATTTAATTCCTCATCTGCTTCCATATAAGTTGTTATATCCGATTTGAGAATAAATGGAAAAGGTTCAAGTCCATATTTCTTCAAATCATCATTGCTCATTTTACCGGTGTAATATTCCCAGCGAATCTTTTTAATTCGGTTATATTTAAATTCTGAATCTTTAACCAGCAACTTATGCCTAGAAAGAATATTTAAATATTTGCTATGTAGTTTGGGTATTTCAAGCAATGCTTTGCCTGGTTCTGTTCTATCTATTTGGGAGTCTTTTTCCCATTCAGTCATCAAATCATCAAGTTTACTCATTACAATACCTCCATCACGGAGTATACATTAATTAAAAAAGTTTTTCAATATTATAATAGGTAAATCTGAATGATGCATCAGAAGTCAAAATGCTTTCCGGACTATCTGCTGTTGAAAGAATGAATGATGACAGTGATGTTGGGAAAACATCATAGAATTTAAACCTGTAGTATGGTTTAAATGAGGAAGAATAAACTGTGAGTGTTGCATCCGAAAATTGCGGTTGCGGTGGGTTTGCTGGCTTAGACAGTCTGGGCAATTGTTTGTAATCTGAATAAGATTCTGGAAAAGTCATTGCACGAATCCAATCGTGTATTT